TATACAACTACAACTCCGCCAGCAGCTCCAACTGTGTCGGCTAATGTTAGTGTTGGTAGTGTGAGCATTAATACAGGATTCACACTAGGATATACTTTAGGTGGAGGAACAGCAACTTCTGTAACTATTACTGCGTATGGTGGTGCTATTTTACCTTCTGGCCCGTATGCTACTACAAGCGGTCTTACTAATTTAGCTGTAACATCGGGACCTACTGCGGGATCTGAATACTTTGTAGTAACTGTTACAGGCCCTGGCGGAAGTGCTAGTTCGACTTCTCCTACTGTTACAGTAACAGGCGGTCCTTCATGGACATTTTTGAGTAGTCCGTCATCGGGCGATGATACTCAAGGACTATCCGGTAGCGGTGGTGTAGAATATGTCGATAGTTCTAGTTTTACAGTTATAAATTATTCAATCAGTGGATTTAGTGATATTACAATGTACTATACAGCCAATCAAACTGGCAATGGCACTACTCCTAGTTCATTCGGTACAGCTCCTACTCCGACAACTAGTAGCTCTGCTATAACACCCGCAACTGCTAGCAATTACGGCGCTCTTACTCTTACAACCAGTCAATTTTCTTTCAATTTTGGAGTTAACCAGGCAGGAACATCAGTTAAGTTTGCGTTCGGTGATCCTACTTATGGTATATTATCCCCAGTTTTCACAGTCAACGTTATGACTCCCGGCGGATGGAGTATTTACTTTGGCGGGTAGTTAAACTAAGGAAGCAGTCATTGGGAAGATTTCAGCAATAACTTTAGCACAGGCTATTGCAACTTCTTGATGCTCTTTTTGTGTACCATTTGCACTACGTAATTCGATAAAATGAATCCAACTACGTAGTGTACCATTCATATACAAACGACTTTCAATAAGTCCTTCTGGTAGTACAGCACGAGCCTGTTCTTTAGCAATACCTTTACTAACAGCCCATTCGTATGCGTCACGTGATTGCTGTATAACAAGTTCTTGCATACGTTCCCATTGATAAGCTAGGAAACGATCTTCATCGTTATTATGCGGATCTAGCTCTATACTGTTTTGTCTATTTTTGTTATCCTGTTTGCGAGCATCTCTAAGTACAAAGTTGAGATCCTTTGTTGGGTCAGCATAACGTTGGCTGAACTCTTGAAAGCTGAAGCTTCTATGTCTAAGGATTTGTCTTGCAATATCTCTTGTAGTAGTAATCTCGATGCAGGCGGACACCATTTCGAGAGGACTCCAGTGTTGGTGCTTAACAAGATATCTAATGAGCTTTTCTGAGGTTTCTGTATTAAGCTGATTGCTCGGGTTACTGACTCTTGCACAGTAGGCAATGAGTTCTTGTGCGTCCGAGATTCCCATGCTAGCGAATTCTTCAGTTGGCTGGCTGTAACTAAGCAATTTAACATTCATTTATAACTTCTTTTTCTTCAAAAATTTTTGTGTGCTGATTTCTATATCTTTACGCACCCGTTTGGTATCCAACTTAAAGTCAATATTGTCTATACTATCTTCATAGGTTTTAACAATCTCTTCAAGTTCTTTTTCAAAAGCGGACCATCCGTTCCGCTTTGTTTTTGCCGTTATTTTAATTTCCCAAATTTTGCCATCTTTGAAACATACCAGCACGGTATTAAGATACCTCAACGGTAATACATTAAGTTTTACATCACCGAATACTTCTGGCCAGTGCTCAATAACATCTTTGGGAAGTACTCTTCCCGTTTTGGTCATTTAACTGTTTTTTTCTTAGTAGTAGGAACTAATTCTTCTGCCTTACGACGCATCTCTGCAGCCTGTTTGGCCAATTTATCAGCCAAACTACGGTAGTGTTTAGCTTCGGATTCTGGAGAGTCAAACTCTACAGGTGATGCTGGTTCTACAGTAGCTGTTGGTTTAGATTCTACGTTAGCTTCTACTTTTTTAGGTTCTGTTTTTGATTTTGCAGGTTCTTCTTTTTTAAGATCTGGAACCTCTTTATCATTAACACCTTCTTTAAGAGATAAATCATCAACAGCAACTCCACGTTGTTCTGCAATAATTTGATTAAGCTCGCTCAAAGAAATAGCAAAATTTGGAGCAGGAGTCATTTCAATAGCATCAGTTGGTGCTTTGATTAGCCGATTATTAACATGAAGCCATGGCAACATTCTCGAACCATCCGGAAAGTTTGAACGATCCAATGCTTCGGCAAATTCATATGCTTCTTGCCCAGTTGTGCTTTCTACAAGATTAATGACAGCATCGTGATAAATGTCTGGCATATTTTCTGTTGGAATAATTAGGCAATTATATGCATCGCCTGGCAATGTTCTGTAAGCTATCAAACATTTTTTATTTGTAGCTTTAACACGGCCTACATGTTTAATTTCGGCCATATTAAGCTCCTGCGATTGCTGATGTTGCTGCTTGCGTTGCTGTAGGTTGAGCTGCAGGTTGCGAGGCTTGTGATTGTGGTTGTGCTGATTGTTGTGCGGCGACTGAATCTAAAAATGTTGTCAATTTAGTATAAGTTTGTCCAACTGCTACCATTTCATTTGGCTTAAATGCTCCGCGTGAACTAGCAATATCGATAATAACTTTCATTGCGTTTAAGTCGTTGATTGTTAATTCGTTAGATTGAGCTGATGTGTCTTGAGTTTGTGTATCGGCCATTTGGGCTCTCCTTTATAAAATACATATTAATTTATCTTGTTTGCAAATAAGGACAGGCAATCGTGAAAAAACTTAATTCTTTCTCACTTTCAAATCCAACACGCGTTGTATACACAATTGTATTGGTATTATCGAGTGCAATATCTTGTCCTATATAATACCTATTATTTAGATTCTTCTTAATCCATGTATCTATATTTTTGATAAATGTGGGATTAAATTTATCCAATACAGAATACTTAAAATGCGGGCAGGCAAACTCAACCCTGCGTAAATCAAAATAATTTAGAGGATTAGGTTTGCCATTCTTCAACGCCATTATACAGATTCCTTAGCAAATTCGTAATAAGCATACTCGCCAAATGGTGGTACAATCTTATCATTGCCATGGATAATGAATACTGTATCACAGTAGTCTTCATCACCCCAACTACCCCAAGGATAACCGTCTGTGAACATGATAAACTTTTTAGGTTGAATATCATTTTCCTTCATATAATTCCAGTTAGCATCAAACTCAGTACCACCACCGCCCATTGGCTCGTAGTAGTCGAACTCGTCTATATTGTAACCATCGAAGTCAGCTTCATTATAAACTTTAGTATCAAAACACCATACTTTGATCTTAAAATCTTTGTATTCTTGCATAATACCTTTAATTTCACTTAAGAAGTCTTTAGCTTGATCATCTCCGATAGAACCTGACATGTCAATTGCTACACAGATATCAATAGTTTCTTGAAATTGTTGACCTGGCAAAATAGCGTTCATGTGCCAGCCCTTGCGATTAGGACGCATAAAACTAAAGTCATTTTTAATAGTGCTTTGAATTTGCTGACGTAAAATATCACGCCAGTTCATCTTAGGCTCTGTTAATTCCTTAATCATGCGTTGTACACTAGCAGGAGTATTACCAGAACCTGCAGCTTGTGCGGCCTGCATTGTAGCTTCGCGAATCTCGTCTCGAATCTCTTTTAATTGTTCTTTAGTGTATTTAGGCTGTCCGTCTTTGCCTTTTTCACCCCAGTCGATGTGATCGTCTAGCAATTGACCCAACGCATCAAGCTCTTGCTCGTCCATTTCGTCAAAGATTTTATCGTAGACTTCTTCTGCACCCATACCGTAGTATTTTGCATCGTGGAAGATTTTAATATCAGGAATTTGATGATCTCCGATACGATCACGTACTAATTGTCCGTTAACACAATAGTCTGCGGCAATGTTAAAGATGCGTGGATTACGATTTTCACGTCGACTCATGTGATCAAATACATTATGTAGAATTTCGTGTGCGATTACAAATTCTACTTGTTTAACTGTAAGTGGTTCGAAAAAATCACGATTAAAGAAGATTGTACGTCCATCTGTAGCGGCGGTACCCATCCATTCTGTGCCTTCTTCGATTTTTAAGCGTGTAGCCATATTACCAAAGAAAGGGTGACGGAGCAACAACCCTACTCGCGCTACAATAATTTTGTCGATAATTGGATCTGTATGTGACATTAAAACTCCTTTTTGCTATAGTATATATTATAACACCACCCGAAGGTGGTGTCAAACAGTGCTAAACCAAATTATTTTTCGGTAGCTTGTGCAATGTACTTGCCAAACTTGCTGTGGAACTCGTCAAAACATTTAATCTCATCTGGATCTAACGGCAATTTGTAAGTTGACAATGCCAATTTAGTACCCATAATAACCAATTCTGTTTCAAAATTGTCCATAATAAATTGGAAAAAGTTATTAACTTGTTCGTTCCAATTCTTTGCTTTCTTATCGCAAGCATCTTTCAATTCGTAGCACAAAGATACAGTTAAAGAGTACATAGCTGAAATCTCTTTAGAATCCATCTTTTTAACCTTGCCTGACAAGATATCACTAGGATTAGGCATTTTGCTAGCAACTTTACGATGTGCCATAAATTTAATAGCAAGACCTTCGCCGACTGATCCGGACACTAAATCAGTTAGTGTGTCTGTATCTACATCGTCGTCTGTAAGCAATTCGCTTACAAAAGACCAACTACGTGGAGTAGCAAACGCACGTGAACTAGATTTTGGATCAAAGTCGTACAAGTCTTTCTTGCTAAAGCTCAAGAAACCAACAACATCTTGGTGGATACGATTTTCAGCAGCCCACTCAAAGTAGTCATCCCAGTCAACAGTCATTTCCAAGTGAACGAAACGATTAGCCAACGGAGCAGGCATACGGAATGTAACACCTTTGTCAGTTTCACGATTACCAGCCGCAACCAGCACAACATTGTCTGGCAACTGATATGTGCCTACACGGCGATTCAAAATAAGCTGATAAGCAGCCGCTTGTACAGCAGGTGCGGCAGAATTCATTTCATCTAAGAACAAGATGACACTTTTATGTTTACTTGCAAGTTCTGCACTTGGCAATTCGCTAGGAGGAGCCCAACGCATTGTACCATCGTTACTATCGAAATATGGAATGCCTTTAATGTCTGTAGGTTCCCACAAGCTCAAACGAACGTCGATAACATGAGCATTAGCTTCAGCACCGAGTTGTTTGATAATATCTGATTTACCAATTCCGGGAGGACCCCACAAGAAAATTGGGCGTTTATTTTTGAAAGCCTTACGCAAAGACTTTTTAGCACCGCTAGGGCCTACTGTACGTGTGGAAATTTCTGCCATTTTAGTTCCTATTCTAAGTTAAAAAACACTATAAGTAACGCTGTCTATGTATCTATTATACGGTAGAAAACTATCTTAGTCAACTGGTTTTTAACTTTTTTATAGGAATTTTAATCGTTTTCCTTCAAATTTGCCAGCTCTTTTTCTCGTTCATTCATGGCTTTTATCAAACCAAATTTTCGTATATCGTCTGAAAATAAGTACATTTCAAAACTTTTACGTTCGGAAAATACTTTAATACTTTGGGTAGTAAGGTAGTATGGGCAATCTACATACCTTTCCAAAAATATAATTGTTTGGGGACTAAGTTCAATTGGTTCGGTAAATGGAATTTCGTACTCTTTCAATTCCAATTCGTTTACCAAAAACTCGTACCCTTCTTCGCTCAATCTGAAATTGGTTTGTTTACCAGCACGGGTACTTTGCCACCATTTGCGGCTGAAAAGTTTCATATTAACATCATCTGCACTCTTACCCCATTGCTGTAAAAATATACGGGTAAGCGTATCCCGGGTTATCATGTAACTATAGTTCCTTGTGTTAACTTAACCACTTCGAAATCTTTAGTTCCGTATGTTAAATTTAATTTTTTAGCTAAATTTAATGCGTGGCCTGGGTTAGAAAAACTGGTTTTTTTATATTTAGGACCAGGGTAGCTAGTTAAACTATTAAAAGACTTTAGATTGAAAGGTTCTTTTTTATAAAAAACAGCCCAAATAGCTTCGGCTTCCAAAACTTGTTCAGCTTTATAATTTTTCTTATTAACATACTCTAAAAGTACTTTTGGTTTTGGTCGACTCATCTGCGTATCCTCAATATGTACGCATATATTTATTCTATTTTTTAAGATTCGAACCCACCACCATCCATGGTAACAGACACTATTTCAGTGTCTGCACTACTTTTTAACGCATGATATAATGTCTCATAATCTTGCAATAACTTATTTTGTATTTCGAGTAATGCAAGATTGAGTAACCGTGCCTGCTGAATAGTCATTTTAACTTCTTTAGCTTGACCGAGTTCGGCGGCACGTACAAGTTGTGCAAATTGTGTTATAGGTATTAAATTAATCTGATTTTGCATTAGATAGCACTTGTTTCATTTCAAATTCAGTCTTAAAAGGTCCTTTGAATTCATTACGTTCTAATGTAATTACTTTTGGACAAAAACTTTTAACCCAACCTTTGTTAAATTTAATTGTATAATACCCTGCACAATACAAACTTTTGCTAGCATTGCTTTTAGTAAACAATGGTAGTTTACGTCTTACATCGTACATTGCATTATATGGTTTAACACTAGTTGGGAATCCGTGACATTCATTAGATTCTGCTGGTGTAACTTTAACTTTGGGGTTATTGAGGAAAAATCCCTCTCCGAATTGTTTTGTAAGATCTTGTTTTTTGTTAAACATAACTTCGCCTGTTGTACTGCTTAAGACGAATTTATTGTTTTCTTTTTTGTGAAGTGTTGCAATTTTAGAACCACCTTGTTCTACAATCCAAAACTTACCATCCACAATTGGCTTGGCGTATATTTCTGTCATATTTTTCTCCTTAATATTATTCGGCCTCGAAAGCACCTGAATAATGTATGTATTTATTCATCAGTTTTCTTAGATTTACGTTTTTTTGGCGTATTTGGTTGTTCATTTGAAGCAAGTGCTGCCCGTACATCTCTAGCCAATGCTTCGTCATCCCATTTAAGTTCAGTCTTGCCATTCTCGTATGTAGTTACAGTTAAGTGGCTACCTACAGTTACTTTAGGCCATTCAGTAGTTGTTTCTGTTTTCTTTTTACGTGTTGCCATTATTCTTCCTCAAAGTCTACAACATTGCCGTCTGCATCTGCACATATGATACGCACAGTATCTCCATCTTCATTTTTAATTTCAATAGGCCCCCAGACCCACCATTCTGTGTCGGTTTGGTACCATGGATCGTCTTCCCGTTCTTCTAACTCATAGATGCTATTTTCATCTATAAACTCTTGAATCTCTTCTTCTTCCTCTTCATTCAGTCCTTCGATCTCAACATCATACCAACAACCGCCGTCATACATTTCGTTAAGATCGACGCTTTCGATATTGTTGACTTCACAGTCGCACATATTGATACTGTCTTTCTTGCCATCTCCACCTGGTACTTCTACAAACTCGAACTCGGGAGGATTGTTGTCTGTTGTGTTAACGATCCATTCACCGTAGCGAAATCCATTAACAACTACAATTTTACCATCACCATTTTTTTGAGACCAATACTCATTTTCTTGACAAGACTTTTTATAATATGTACTAACGGTCCATGTAGCCATGTTTAACTCCTTATTGATCTAGTGGCAAAGTATTCCACTCTTTAATTATAGCGATAACTTCTTCTTCTGTATTACAGACACTTTTTGTAGTAGCCCAGTCGTCCTTTTTATTACGACCGCTGATTTCAACCATCCAACCGTTGTCATAACGATTAATAGTAATAGACTCATTTACTTTTGCTAGTTTTGCTAATTTAGACATTTAGTTCTCCTTGATATTTTGCCTGGAATGGCTCTGCGTATTGCTGAATGTTATCGGCAATCTTTTTCATATCCCACGCATTACAAAATTTTAGCATGCGGATACCGACTTGACTAATGTCTTTAGGTTTAGCATTAGCTTCGATTGTTTCTCTAATTTTAACTTTAATATCTTCTGGTTGCGCAGTTAAGTCGCACAATTGTACGTTACGCTGATAATCTTCTAAAACTCTGTGTTCGACTCCATTGTGGTCAACCCACCTCTGAAGCATGAGATTGTTCCAAGCATATCCTTTGGATTTACGATCTTCGAACGCTTCAGTAAGACCAACTTTGTTTTTTGTACCTTTAGTACGCACACCTGGATACGCCGAGAAGACATTATCACTGGTATCACCACGCATACATTTCTCGAAGAGCATCCATTCTGGATCTTGTGCTGGCTTTGGTTCTTTTGTTTTCTTGTCAATAACTGGTTTACCTTTAGCATCGAAAATACCTTTGTGTGTAATATGTAAATCACCTACACCGTTATATTGACTTACATTCGGGCCCACTAATTGTGCAAAATCTCCATCTGTTGAAATAATAACATGCTTTGCATCTGGATGAGCTTGTATCCATCCTGCAATCAAATCATCAGCTTCTAGGTTTTCATGACGCATTACAGTAGCATTGGTCTTTTCTGTAATAAAATTCTTAAATTCGTCAAATGCTTCCCAGAATAGTTTATCTTCTTCTTGTTCTCTAACAGTCATTGCAGAACGACTTTCTTGTCTATTAGCCTTGTATGGCTTGTAGTAGTCTTTACGCCAGCTACGACCTTCGAGGCAGAACACTACATGACTACCACCGAAATCAGTCCATGCTTTTTTAATACTGTTAAGTGTAATATGAAAAGCCATGCCAAGTTTAATGTCAGCGGAACCTTGTACCACATGACGAGCACGGAAAAAAGTATTTGCAGTATCGACAATAATATATGTCATTCTATTTCGGCTTTGCCGTTTCCAATTCTGTTTACATTAATATAACCGCCGATTGTACGGTTTGGATTTTCTTGACCTGCTTCTGCTAGCATATTGCCGGCCAAATCTCTAAACCAACGATCGACAACTTCTTCGTCTGGATCACCATCATATCCGTATCCAGCTTGTTTCAATTGTACAATAAACAAGTCATTCCAGTCAAGCTCAAAGAAGCCATTTCGGATATTATCTTTATTAACATGAGTATCTAAAACAGCCACATAAGGTTCTCCCTTAGCTGTAGCACGAGCTTTTGGATCTAGTTTAGCTTGTTCTGCCTTTTCCTCTGCTTCAACTGCTTCTTCCTCATGACGTTTTTTAATTTTTTTGAGTATTTCAATTTCGTCTAAGGTTTCTGTTTTTTGAGCTTCAATTTTGTCAATACCGAGCCATTTTTTAATTAGATTTTTCATTTAATTTCCTTGCAATCGCAATCTCTGCCTTGTCTGCAATCGCCTGTACAACTACTCGGTGGCAGTTGTTTGATTCCTCTCACAATAAGAGTAATTAATATCATCCAACCGATTACAAAACAAAACATAAAGAACATTTTAGGTACCCCATTCATTTTTGAACAATGGAACTTGTAACCTATCACTGTAACGCCATCCACGATTCATAGCAGCAATTGCAACATTTTTATTGTTTAATATATAAACACTTTCAACACCACCTACTGGCATCAAATAAACATGTCCGGTAAACCCTGCTGAACGATATGCACCTACAGCACATTCGGCATCTGCAATATCTTGTTCAGTAGCTACAACAAACTTTAAGTATGCAGTACCGACTTCTTCATATTCACGTACAATTTCTGGTTTAATAGCATCGTCCCATGCTTCTCCGCTACAAGGTAGTTTAGCACTTACACTAAATGTAATTTCTCGATTCTTCCATCTTGCCCATTCTTGCAAGTATTTCTTAAATTCAGGCGTTAACTGTTGAGTACCATTTGTTTCAAAAGTAATTTCTTTTAACCCTGCCATTTTAGGATGATCTAAAAGATCCGGATAAGCACGTTGCCAACCTAATAATGGTTCGCCACCTGTTATAACAAGATGTTCTTCTTTCCATTCATTATGAGGTATAATTTCTGTAATACGGTTTGCTATAGCATCTACTGTTAGCATTGGACTAAAGTCCTTAAATCTAGGATCCCAACTAGCATAACTATCGCATCCTGTACTTACTAACGGCAAATCGTTATAACTTTTATAATAATGAATTCTATGGGCAATTTCATTTGTTTCACGACTTAATTCGCCTCTAGGCATACCAAACCCTGCGCAAGTGAAATTACATCCGAATGTTCTAAGGAAGACACTGGGAACACCCATATATCTACCTTCTCCTTGTATACTATAAAATAATTCTGCAATTTTAATTTTACTCATCTTCGTCTTTCTCTAAAAATTGTGATACTTGATCTTCTGCATCTTGTAATGATTCTGCCCATACTGTAAATGTAGCAATGCCACCTGCGGCATGGATATCGAACGGTATAGTACCATTAGGCAACCAGTTAGGGCCTACTTCTCGTACAATATCAAACCTATTTAGGGTTGTATTTTTCATTCGGTATATTAGTTCATCTGTTATTTGTTTTGCGGTACTCATATTCTTCATCTATATGTTGCCAAGGCTTGTCGTTACCTGCCCAGTCTTGTATATTACTACTCCAGCACATTAAACGACTATAGGTTGGATACAACCAACCTAAATCGAACCAGGACATTGGAAAACTAATCCAATGTCCTAGATAGTATAAAATTTCACTTAATATTCTTGCAAATATACGTTTAATCATAGATAATTCTATATTGTGAGGCAGGATACTTTTCCTGTAACCATTCTAATAGTCCAGGTTCGTATGGTAATTTAATATTTCCTGCTTTATTTAGAATAAATTTCATCGTGGTGCAAAATCTTGTTGAAGTTTAATATTATCAAAGAATTCTTTTTTTGTACCTACATCGTCTTTGAAAGCACCTTTAAGTACTGTAGTTTGTGTTAAACTACTATGTGCCATAATTCCACGATTTTCGC